CTTTTCGCCAGGACCCTTTGGAACACGTATGTCATTTCACTGCAATGCCCAATACTTTTTGGTCACCTACGCTCAGTGCGGGGATCTCGATCCTTGGTCCGTTATGGAGCGCTTTTCAACGCTGGGAGCGGAGTGCATCATTGCACGAGAGCTGCACGCTGATCTCGGACTTCATCTCCATTGCTTCGTCGATTTCGGAAGAAAATTTCGATCAAGAAAGACAGATATATTCGATGTTGGCAGTAGCCACCCAAACATTGAACCATCTCGTGGAACTCCATGGGCAGGTTATGATTATGCAATCAAGGATGGTGACGTTGTCTGTGGAGGACTCGCACGCCCGCGTCAACCTCGGTCTAAATCCACTCGAAATGATGTGCATCAATACACTGAAATCACGAATGCGGACGATATCGAACATTTTTGGGAGCTACTTCACCACCTGGATCCAAAGACAGCTGTCGTCAACTTTGTCTCAGCCACCAAGTACGCAGAGGCACGGTTTGCCGATGTGGAACCCGGATACGAGCCTCGAAGAAGACAGGATTTTGTGGCTGGAGATGATGACGGTAGAGATGCGTGGTATGACCAATCTGGCATCGGATCTACTGAACCACTTCGAGGTGAATCCCCACCCCCCGGCCCGCCATCCCTCCCTTCGGGGGGAACCCATGGCGACCATACCTTTCATATCTCTGCTAGGTCGCTCGCCGCTAGGCAGGGGCTAACGCTAAATTTGGGCGGAGCTAATGTTGTGTAGGAAGAGTAAAATCCTTGGTTCTATTTGGAGAACCACTCACCGGGAAGACGGATTGGGCGCGTTGTCTAGGCAACCATGTATACACTATGGGCATAGTGTCCGGGGATCAAATGCTAAAGATAGCTAACCCGGATGTTAAATATGCCGTATTTGACGACATACGCGGAGGTATTAAGTTTTTCCCCTCATTCAAGGAATGGCTAGGATGTCAGGCTTACGTCACGGTGACTAAGAAGTACAAAGAGCCGAAGCTTATGAAGTGGGGCCGACCCTCGATTTGGCTGTCTAACAAGGATCCCCGCACTGAAATGGATCCTTCCGACGCGAACTGGCTGGAAGCAAATTGTACATTCATAGAGATTAACACCCCTATTTTTCATGCCAATACATAGAAGCCGTACCGGTAACCTGCAGTTGATCGGCAGTAGCTCCTCCGGTACCAACAACAAATATGTCCACTATGAAATAATCCCCCATTCCCTTTTTATCCACCACACTAGTGTAACGGGCAACCTCCCCTTCTCCACTCTCGTCATCATCATAGACGAGGTTCTTGTTCATTGGGTACCAACACTTCTTCTCAAAGACTGTTCCGGACGCGTTGCCTGACCGTATGCACTTAGTCGTATCGGACTTAACGTCGATCCGAGCCGTGTCGAGCGGGGCAGTGAGAGGATCCACCCAATCCTTATTATATTGGCCCTTGAACATGATCGCCTGTATGGACGTGACCGTAGCAGGTGCACTATTCACATTTTGGTTGAACCAAAGGCGTTCCATTCCATTGGTAGTGTCGACATAGCTAGTTTCACCGGCATTTGTTTGGGTCGGAGTGTCACCGGAATCGAAGACGCCGAACACACCGCTCTTTGAACAGAACGTGATGCGACGCCAAAACCAAGGTATGCCGGTGCTAGTCTGAATGCGGAGATTCTCAGAGAAACCGCGCATAAAACAGGTTGTCGAGTTACGTTCCGCGACGTTGACGACGCTATTATTGGCTCCACTCTTCTCGGTAAGATCCATGGCCGTCGGGCAGAAGATAGAGAAACCTCCGAGAGCGCCGGTAACAAGATAAGGGCCCGGTCCAATTGTTACGCTGCCACCACCACTGGTGCTAGTATTTGCATACTGTAGCATGGTGTTACGTTTTTTTGTGCTTGTCAGGTTCAGGATGCGCTTCTTGGGCATCACTGTTCGCTTTGGCCTGGAGTAACGCGATCGCCGATACGAAGTCCGTCTTTTTGGGGCCGTCCGGCGTTTGAACCCACCACGCTTGGTGTAACTGCGCCTGGAACCACGCTTCGTCGAGTACGGCATCTTGGCGCTGCAGGTGAGGGATTTTGGGAGGCATTAAATCGCGCAAAGCGGGGGAGGGGAAAGCCTACTTATAGGTGTCCTGTGTCCTGTGTCCTGGCTATAATATTA